AGTGCTGCTGCGTGGAGTGCTGTGTGGGGTGCTGACAGTGCTGCTGCGTGGAGTGCTGACAGTTCTGCTGCGTGGAGTGCTGACAGTTCTGCTGCGTGGAGTGCTGCGAGGAGTGCTGCTGTGTGGGGTGCTGAGAGTTCGTATATCCTAATGGCGGATAAACTCTTAACTCTTCTGAGCGAAGCACAACCGCCGTCCGAATTACGAAACGAGGTGAGCGATGCAAACGATACATCGTCACTACCGCCGGACACGTCCAGATCGTGAGTTGGGAATCAGTTTGAATAAACTGGCAAATTAAACTGGAACACCCTGCCAATTTAGCCTCAGACATCTTCGGATGCTGGGGCTTTTGGGGTAGGAGCCGCACCGCATTACGCGAACTGGCTACAACAGGAGAACGCAGCAATGGCTGTTAATTTACAATCGACCAGTACCATTTCAGCAGATGGTATCAAGATATTGGCATACGGTGCCGCTGGATCTGGCAAGACAATGCTGATCAAGACCCTACCAGACCCAATTATATTATCGGCAGAGGCTGGATTGCTGACACTATCAGATGAGGAACTGCCGTTCATGCAGATCGCATCTATGGATGATCTGCGCGAGGCATACGAATGGCTGAACACGCATGAAGATGCAAAGCATTTCAAGTCTGTGGCAATCGACAGCATCACGGAGATCGCTGAAGTCTGTCTGGCAAACGAGAAGAAGATCAATAAAGATCCTCGCGCAGCCTATGGCGAAATGCAGACGACCATGGCTGAAGTCATCCGTTTGTTCCGCGACCTGAAGGGCAAGAATGTTTACATGACTGCCCAATTGTCAAAGACCACCGACGAGATGGGCCGCGTTCTTTACGGGCCATCAATGCCGGGACAGAAGGCGGGCCAGTCATTGCCATATGCATTCGACATCGTCGCAGCAATGCGCGTTGAGAAAGACGAAGAAGGTAAACTGCAACGTGCGCTGATGATGGAGAGTGATGGCCTCTGGCAAGCCAAGCACCGGATGGGTGCCAAACTCGAAGCGTGGGAAGCTCCTGACTTGAGCGAGATTATCAAGAAGATTGGATGGAAGTGATATGATCAATAATTCCCCAATCTACGCACAATGGATGCAAGCAAAGCTTGAAGAGCAGGAAGCTCAGACGCGGCGCCGCCTCCTTGAAGACCAGATGGTCAAAGACTTCAAGATATCTGACGCGCTTGAAGGCGTTGAGAATTTTGAAATCCACAACTTCAAGATCAAGATCACTGGGCGTATTAATCGCAAAGTTGATGGAGATAAGATACAGGCAATTGCCACAGAACACGGATTGTCTGAACACCTACCAAACCTGTTTAACTGGAAGCCATCTATCATTATGGCTGTATGGAAAAACACCGACGCAGCAATCACGCTGCCCCTACTGGACGGCATTACAACAACGCCAAGCCGTCCTTCATTCGCAATAACAGAGGAATAAGAACATGGTTTTTCTTGGAGAAACTGTCAACGTGGGCGATGCCCCAGACATCCAAAACGAGTTCCTGCCAATCCCGGCTGGATGGTACACCGCAACGATTTTTGCTGCTGAACTAAGAGACACCAAGTCGGGCACTGGAAATTACATTTCAATTCGGTTCGATGTGACGGGTCCAGCGCATGAGGGGCGTGTGGTTTTCACAAAACTAAACCTAAAAAACCCCAATCCGAAGGCTGAAGAAATCGGGAGATCACAATTGGATTCCCTAATGCGGGCAGTTGGGCTGTCATCACTTAAAGACACTGACCAGCTTATCGGCGGCACTTGTTCTATCAAATGCAGCATCCGACTGTCTGAAGAATGGGGCGATAGCAACGAGATCAAAGCGTACAAGGCTATCGATGGATATTCACCACCAATGCCAAAGGCGAAAGCAGAAGAAAACTCGCCCAACAGCAACCCACCTTGGAAAAAATAAAGGGAGGGCTGGGGGCTAATAACCCCCAGCTTTTTACTATGTCCGCAATGAAAACACTTCAGGAAAGATTTGATGAAAAATATATCATAGATCGAGTGTCTGGATGCTGGAACTGGACAGCTTCTGTAGGCCGACACGGCACTTGTGTCCTGCATAAGTGTGATAATAGACAGTGCGTTAATCCAGACCACCTGTTTTTAGGCACACAAAAAGAAAACATGGAAGACCAAGCAAGAAAGAAAAGAACGGTTACATTTATAGGGGTAAAAAATAAATCCTCAAAACTGAAAGAACACGACATTGTTGAAATACGACATTTATTAAAAGAAGGGAAACGAGCAAAAGAGAAATAGGCAGAATCTTTGGGGTTTCTGACGTAACCATATTGAGAATAGAAACTAAGAAAACATGGAGACACATTAAATGACCACAATACCAAAACGCGATGACGATATCATCACCATGATCGACAAGGCACACGAAGACCGTGCCGAACGACCAAGGCCGCACTTCGGCGCGTCACAGGCAGGGCATAAATGTGAACGATGGCTCTGGCTGTCATTCCGCTGGGCTGTGAAACCTAAGTTTCCCGGCAGGATCTTACGCCTGTTCAGACGTGGACATCACGAAGAAAACTGGATTGTCGATGATCTGAAAGCGGCAGGTATCCGAATCACTCACGCCGGGAAGATGCAGAAGCGCGTCAGCTTTGGGTGCCATGTGTCAGGGCAGTTGGATTGCATTATTACGAACGGCGTACCAGAGGCACCAAATAAGCCTCACGTTGCGGAGTTCAAGACACATTCATTGAAGTCATTCACCGACATGCAGAATAACGGCGTTGAGAAATCAAAGCCTGTCCATTACGCGCAGTTGCAGTTATACATGCACGGCACGAAGATTGATCGCGCCCTGTACGTTGCCGTCTGCAAGAACGATGACCAGCTTTATATTGAGCGCGTCCGGTATGACAAAGATTTTGCAGAAAAACTGCTGGAGAGATCCAAGCGCATTGTTCTGTCAGAGCGTATGCCAGACCCACTTTCCACCGACCCAAGTTGGTATGAGTGCAAGTTCTGTGACGCATATGATTTCTGCCATTCAACCAAGTTGACCAAGGAAGTGAACTGCCGGACGTGCGCCCACGTTACGCCTGAAGAAGATGGCACATGGTCATGTGCGCGGCATGGCGAGGGCGGCATTCCAACTGAGTTCCAAGCAGAGGGCTGCGAAGACCACGTTCTTCATCCTGATTTGGTACCGTGGGAGATGGGCGAAAGCACGGACCCACACGAAGCTGTCTACATTATCAACGGCGAGCCAATCCGAAACGGGGTAGCAGATGCACACACATTCGCATCGACAGAGCTTGTTGCTAGCGGAGAAACTTGCACCAACGACCTAGTAAAGACCATCAGAGAAACATTCCCCGGCGCTACCATTAAAGAAGTACGCACCATTGAGGAAACATTCGATGCTTAGAGATTACCAGCAGCGAACAATCGATCAGTTGTATAATTGGTTCAGGGCGGGCAACGATGGGCATCCCTGTCTAGTGTTGCCAACTGGATCTGGCAAATCACACATCGTAGCGGCGTTATGCAAGGATGCTTTGCAGAACTGGCCTGACACCCGCGTACTTATGCTGACGCACGTCAAAGAACTTATTGAACAGAACGCAGAGAAGATGCGGCAGCACTGGCCCACTGCACCCATGGGAATCTATTCTTCTTCGCTCAGATCCAGACGGCTGGGCGAGCCAATAACATTCGCCGGGGTACAATCGGTGCGTAACCGTGCAGAAGAAATTGGTCACATCGATCTGGTAATTATCGATGAATGCCACCTTGTCAGCCATAAGGCCGAAGGCGGGTATCGGAACCTCATTGACGCGCTTACCACAATTAATCCGCATATTCGTGTAGTGGGCCTAACCGCCACCCCATACCGTCTTGGGCATGGATTGATCACGGATGACACAGGGCTGTTTTCTGACCTGATAGACCCAGTAACAATTGAAGAACTAATAGCCAAGGGACACTTGGCACCGCTCAGATCCAAGGTGACGGATCTGGCGTTAAGCACATATGGTGTACATAAGCGGGGCGGCGAGTTCATAGAAAGCGAACTGCAAAAGTCTGTCGATACAATGCATCAGAACATGGGGGCCGTAAACGAAACGATACGGCTCGCAGAGGATCGCAAGTCTTGGTTATTCTTCTGTGTCGGCGTCGATCATGCGTATAACATTCGCGATGAGCTACGACAGAACGGGATAGTCGCGGAGACAATCACCGGGAAAACATCGAAGAAGGAACGCGAGCAGCACATCGAAGACTTTAAGGATGGGCGGATCAAGGCGCTGACAAATGCCAACGTCCTGACCACTGGCTTCGACCATCCTGACTTGGATCTCATTGTGATGTTACGCCCGACCATGTCGCCATCCCTGTATGTGCAGATGGCAGGACGCGGAATGCGACCCAAAACCCACACGGATCACTGTTTAGTTCTGGATTTTGCGGGCGTTGTCCAAACGCACGGGCCGATCACCGCCGTTGACCCCGGCAGGAAGGCTGGCACGGGCGAAGCGCCAATGAAGATCTGCGAGAACTGCGACGAGATTGTGCCACTCTCAACTAAGGTATGTCCAAGTTGCGGTATGGCATTCTTAGAATCTAGCCTACCTGAGAAGCCGAAGCTTCGTAATGACGATATCATGGGGCTGGATGCGAGCGATATGTCAGTGACTAGCTGGACATGGCGAAAGCACGTCAGCTACACCAGCGGCAAGGAAATGCTCCGCGTGACCTATTACGGTGCTTTATCTGATAAACCTGTTAATGAATATTTAACTGTTGAGCATCAGGGATACGCCGGGAAAAAGGCGCTGGAACTATTCGCCCAACTGGCTGTAAAATCAGAGGCATTCATGGAGGGTCTTGAGAATGCAGGGCTTGAGGATGCAGCCAATATTATGAATGCCGCCGTGCCACCAAGTGGCATTAGGTATAAGATGGATGGCAAGTTTCACAGGGTTTTAGATAGGACATGGATGTGAGGAATACTGAAGAAAAAGACCCAGCAGGAAAATCTGCCGGGGATTCCGGTGCAAAGATGGACGAAGGTAAAATCCGTATCGATCTGATCCTCGATGGGATGCCGCTGGCACTAAAGGCTGTGGCTGAAGTCGCCACATTCGGCGCTAATAAATATTCATAGGGCGGATGGCAGCACGTCCCAGACGGATTTAAAAGATACACCGCCGCGATGGACCGCCACAGGCTCGAATGCGGGGAAGATACTGACAGCAACATGCTGCACGATGCCCACCTAGCATGGAATGCCTTGGCCCGATTAGAATTAAAGTTGAGAAAAAATGAAGACTGAACATGAAGAACAGCGAGAGCTTGTGCAATGGTTTAGGCAAAAATTCCCTGACATCCGAATCTTCGCAATCCCAAACGGCGGTCACCGACACAAGGCCACTGCACTCAAGTTGAAGCTTGAAGGCGTGAGCCGTGGCGTACCGGATCTATTCATTCCAGAGTTGCTGTTGTGGATTGAGATGAAAAGCATCAAGGGCAGCAAGACATCAACCGAACAAAAAGATTGGATGGAACATCTGGAAGGCATCGGACATCGGTGCATTATAGGGTACGGATTTGAGGACGCGAAGGCAAAAATATTTCATATTATTTGAAGATAAATGTTGACCCTGAAATCAATACGTCCTATATTTAATCATCAGAAGGGCAACCCGGACTTCCCGAACCGCCCAAGATTGGAGAAACAAATAACTAGCCCTTTTGTACATAAGCCTAAGAATTTAGACATTCTCACAGTAAGTCCGATGATGGACAAAGTGAAATGGCGCGAGATTATGGATCTAGCTAAGCTTCAGGCTACGCAAAACTAGATATTCAAGGAATTTAAGATGCATAAATCAATTCAAAACATTCTTGATCGTAACGCTACAAAAAATTTAGAAGATCCTATTAAAGATACTTGGATAAAAATTACTGAGTTTTTTGATGAGGGTCATGAGGCTTGCGATCGATGCGAATGGAATTGGGGCGAACAAGGTTGCCGTCTTCTTCACAGTAGTGGTCCAAACAATCCTGGATTTTGCAAAGCCTTTGACGAGATGGGAGATAAATAAATGACATATATTGAGTTACTTGTGTGGCAAATTGACTGTAAAGAAATCACATTTTCTAAAGCTTGTGATTTCCTTGAAGAACATGGCATCAAGTTTATCAGGGGTGTCCGTTTAATGAATGAAGCTCGTGTTAAACTTGATGAACGTCGTTACGATGAATAAATTTATCGCAGGTCTAGCTGTCATGTTGACGACAGTAGTGATGCTATATCTCGTGATGGTATCGATGTCAGAAACTCAAGCGAAGTACGACATCATCTATCAAGAATGTGGGGGATCATATTGCACCACGGAGGAAAAATAGATGCCCGTAGGATACCCGAAAGACCAAAGCAAAAAGCAAAAAAGGAACGGTGGGGGCCTGGCGTCACTCACTCCGCAACAGCGCCAGACTATTTGCCGCAAACGGTCCAAGATCGCCAAAGAAAAACGTGACGGTTTCCCGGTCAGCGTCCAAAAAGACAATGACCCGGATTCGTATCAACGCGCCAACGAAGAGTGGGCTAGGCTAATGTTTAATTCAAAAATGAAGAGTGCAAAGAAATGAACAAGGCAATCCAAACTATCCTAAAGTGAACGCGGGTTCGTTGGCCGGATGGAAGCACGGGACATTGCTCTGCACGTCTCAAAGCAAATCGAGAAAGCAGACCATCCCCGCGAGCTATTTAGCGAAGATTTATGGTGATCAATTTGGAGGCCGAAAGCTATGGGGAAATCTAAGGCCAGAAGAAAACGCATCTCTGCCGGGAATCTAATC